TTATGTCTCCTGATGCTCGTGCAGCGTTTCCCGGATCTCGTCAATCCGGCTGAACGCGGTCTGCACGTTGTTCTCCAGCTGGAACGTCCGCTCGACGACGGAGTTGTGCTTCTCCACCTTGCGCTCCAGCTGCTCCAAGCGGTAGGACAGCAGGGCGATTGTCTTGCTATTCGCGAAGTAGCTGCCTGCCAGTGTGCCAATCAGAGAAATTGCCGCAACAATGATAGTATCCATCATCCTTTGTTCCTTCTTTCGCGTATTTATCCGAGAATGAACGAAATATCAATTGGCAGCCATGTATTAGCCACTGCGTCTGACCATGTATTGCCGAGCCTGTACCGAGCAAAGTGGACAAGTCCGGCAGCCGTGACGGTGCAGAGGCACACCGTCCGCGCCCTCAATGTCAATCTTTTTGCTTTTCACGGTGGGTACGCCGATTTCTTTTGTGGTGAGAATCAATTGCAAATCGTCATATGTGTGAAGATTCCCGAAGGTGATGCCCTTCATGATGATTCCTCCCACATGGTAGAGGGGAGGGAACAGCCCCTCTCCGGTTGGTCATTAGATTTCCTTGAAATGCTGGACAATCTCGTCCTGCGTCATGATGCCAGACCACAGCTCAAACACAGGCATGTCCACCTGCCCAGTGCGGAATACGCCACCGATGCCATCCCACTGTGCGCCAAGAAGTAGCGTTTCAGTGATTGCAGACGGCACGTCGATTTCGCCTGTACCGACACGCAAACCATTGATATAGACGTAGTATGTGTCGATTTTCTTCACAATGCCTACTTCAATGTATCCGTTTTCGTTCGTGATCTCCGAAACCTTATAGCCGACGGCACCCGTGCTGCTGGTATCCTTAGCGGGCGTCATCGAAGTTGTATCGCCAGAAATCTGAATTTGGAGAATATCTTCAACCTGCCGGCACAGCAAGCCCTTATATCCCGGATCGGGATAACGCTCGGAAAAATCGGAAAAGAACACTGTGCCATCCACGCTCGGCTTGAATCGCGCAAGCAGCGTTGCCGTCCGCCACTTTCCGGCGAAAAGCGCCTGCTCGGTGTCCTTGTAGTTATTGCCATTGGACACGAAATCTGCGACGCTCAGGGCCAGAGACGGCGCGCCAGTAGCAGCGTCGTATTTTTCCTTGAATACTTCGTCGCAATATGCGGCACGTTCAGTCACCCAATTCTTGGACTGCTCCAAAGTCCGGCGCATTCGGCGGATGCCAAGCCAGCGTCTTGCGTCGTATTTGTAGAGCGATTCCGGAATTTGAGCAACAAATTCATCCCAGCGCCGTGTAATGTTTCCAAGCGAAAGTGCGCCATTTCGCAATGCAAAATAGCGTTCGCAGAGTTCAGCCGGGAAGTGTTCCTCAATCTTCGCCCACAGCAAGGAAGTTCTGCACTGATACGCGCCGGGACATGGGCTGTCGGATGCGAAAAGCTGGATGCCGTCCCACTGCACACCGAACAGCGAATCCAAATCGTACAGCGACGGCGCCCAGACAGCACCGTCGCGCGTAGTCATGAGCATGTTCTTGCCGAGGTTGTCTGTCGCGCCTGTCAGGTAGGCGAAGCAGTAATAATTCAGGCAGGCGTCCAAATCGAGATGCTGCGAGAAGTTGCTGCGGAACTCCGCCTCCGATTCGGTGTCCTTCACGAAACTGACCATCTGATTGAATTTCGTGAAGATAGTCGCCTGCTCGTCGCTGCCAACCTCAATGCTCCATCCGGTTTCGGTCGCCGTCGCACGGAACGCGCCTTCCGTCAACTGGTCTTCTGCACACATGACAATGTTGTTGACGTCGCTTTCATCCATCCCGAACATCCACGCCTCTTTCGGGATGTTCATTGTATACAGTCCGGTGCAATCATCGTCGAACCATGCCAGCGTAGGATAACCGTCAATCAAGCCGTGGCAAGGCGCAGCCGCATTTGCCGGATAGCCCTCCATCATGTCGCAAGCAATACGCGCAGAGACGACGTTGCAGGCTTGCGTGGGGTCAATCCAGTTTGCCTTCATGCAATACTTGCTTTGTGCCTTCCAGTCTTTGACGAAAAGTGCTTCGGCGGAGACGCTCTTTTCCGCGTCCTCATAAAGGGATAGGCTGAAATTCTTCTTCGGATAAGCAAGAGAAGAAGTTCCTTGCGGTTTCAACTGCGCGTATCCGACCCAGTGGCGCTTTTCCTTGTTATTGAAAAAGTCAACCTTCGCGACGCGCTTGTCGGTTTTGTCTCCCCAGTTCTGCAAATTCCCGCCGTTAATGGAAGAGAAGCGCACTTCGCACATACCTGCCAAAGCCGCCTGTGCGCCAAGGCTCAAAGTTTCTTTCTTGATTCCCTGTGTCGCAACAATCTTGATGATGCCAGTCTCCGAGCGGACTTCGCGCCCCTGCTTAAACAGCACCGTGACGAAGATTCCCATAGACCCGCTTTTGCATGTGTCCGCCGCGCTCGGCTCATAGTAGATCACGCCGCTTTCATCCGGGATGACACCGACAACCCCGCCGTTTCTATCGCTGCCAGAAATCGTAGTCACCGAAGCAAAAAGCACATCCTGCTGGTAGTTCTCAACGAACGCAGAGATATTGATTGCAAATCTCGTGACACGATGCTCGTACTGCATCAGAGCAATGCCCTGAATGCCTTCAATCTTGCCAGAATTGGAGATAGTCAAAACGTATTCTTTCATGTGAATATTCACTCCATTTCTTTCGCTTGTGGTTTTCCTGCTGCGAATTTACAGTGCCAGCATTTCGGCGTTGATTTGTGCCACCTTGCTGTCATCCATGGCGGAATTGTATACCCTCGCATCTTTCAGCGTGAAACTTGTCCGATGGTCGATTGTCGAGATGGTGCTGGTATGCCTTGCCGCGATAATCAAGGATACATCCGTCGGAATGTATGTCGACGTATCCAGTGCATATCCAAGCGCGGAATTGTAAGCCTTGTATCCGTTCAAGTAGAAGGAATAATTCGTTCCTTCCTTGGAAAGGATAAAGACGTTCGTTCCGTCCACATTGATGATTTCCGACCATGCTTTGCCTGTATTCTCCATTGCCAAGTCCATGCGAAACGCGCCGCTGCCGCCGAAAACCGTCCAGCCTTCATTTGCTCCGTTCTGCATCACACGGAAGCTCTGCGTTTCGCCGTCCTTGCCACAGTCCGCCAGAATATACGGCAAGCCCTCCGTCGAACTCGGCGTCCCGCTGTATGCGATGCACACGCACCAATCATCCGCGTCACCGTTTTCGTACAGCTTTACGCCCGTGTCAAGGTAATTTCCGCCGTTGAATGTCATCGACTTTTGGAGTTTGAAAAGGAATGTGCCGTATTTGTCCTTCTGCGGTTTCGCCCCGCTGATTTCATAGAGCCATTCCAGCGCGTCATGAATCGCCCCTCTGATGTCCTTGCCATACACGCCCGACGCAATGGTGTCCAGCAGCGTCTGGAAGTCCTTCGTGCTTTCGCTCATGCCTGTTTCACCCCCTCCTGCGGCTGATTCACCGCCTTTTGCAGCACCTGAATGCACGCCAGCAGCGCGTTCAGGTTGCCCGCGCCGCGCGTTTCCACCGTGGACAGCGCGTCAATGACGGCTTGCACGGTTTTTTTGCTGATGGTGATGGTTTCGACCATGTGGGTCACTCCTTCCTTATTCCGACGCGCCCGCGCCAAGATAGCTGATTTCCTTCGTGCTGTAATGCCCGCCCGCGAAGACCTGCACGTTCGTCAGCACATTGATGGTGTTTTCACCGCCCTCCGGCGTTGCATAGGTGATGGTCTGCGACGTCTTGGAGACGCGCAGGGCGTCGCTGATGCCCGTCACGACCGTTTGCTTCTGCCAGCTTGCCGCCGCTTTGGCGACGGTCAGGCTGCCGATGGTTGCCGTTCCTGTCAGCGTCAAGTCTGAGATGTGCGCATCTCCGATAGACAAAGCACCAAATTCGCCGTCATCTGAATTGACCTTAAACGCACTGAGTGTGACGCAGTTGATGGTGTCGCCCTCAAAATTGTCTGCCCAGCCGCTCACGGTTTCAAATTCGCTCGTCGTCACATACCCTTCAAGGTTAATACAGCTCGCGCTGATTTTGACCTCTCCCGCCGTCTGGTTGATGGTCGAAATCAGGTCGCCCTTGCTGACCTTCGACGTCAATTCCCCGTTGATGCCGTCCAGCGTCACCTGCACGCGGGTAATCTCGCTCTCCGCGTCGCCCAGACGCTCCGCATAGGCGGTCAGCGTGCCGTTCATGCCGTCGAGGTCAGCGCGGATGGTCGTGATGTCCTGCGTGTGCTTGTCTACCGTCTCGACGTAGGCGGACAATGTGCCGTTCATGCCGTCCAGCGTCGTCTGCACGGTGTTGAGTGTGTCGGTGTTCTCGTTTGTTTTCTGCGTGTAGGCGGTAATCAGCCCGTCGGTGATGAGCAAGTGCGTGTTCTGGTCGCTGACAATCTGCCGCAGGTACTCCACCGACGTGTCCACCACTTCGACTGCTTTGCTCGTCGCGGCGGTGGTGCTTGCCATGCCCGTTTCCGGTGTGCCGAATGTGTATTCGGACTGGTCGGGGCTGACGAGGTCAAGGGAAATCGCCGTGCAGGTGTATTCCGCATCGATGCCGTGGGGCGGGGAGACGACGCGCACCTTGTCGCCGACGCGGAACGATTCCGCATTCACATCCAGCAGGTGCAAATCCACCGCGCTGATGGTGATGGTGATTGTCTCTTTCAGGCGCTTTTGCAGGTTCTCCTTCGCCATTTCCAGCAGGGTACTTGCGTCTTTCGTGTCGAACTCCGTCACGCCCCAGATGCGCCCGTAGAGGGCGATTCCGGCGGCGTCCTCGATGTAGTCCTTGCCGCCGTTTACGCTGCTGATGGTGATCTGGCTGCCGCTCTGCCCGGCGTAGGGAATCAGGCACGTCACGACCTCCGACGCGGAGACGTACTCGGACAAGTCCAGCAGATTCTCCCCAAAGCGGATGACTTGCCCGCACGATGTGCCGCTCTCCTTCGTCCAGTCCAGATAGCGCACGTCGCCGTCGTAGCGGATGCGCAGGAAGCCACCGTGTACGTCAATCAGATTGCCGCTGATTTCGTCCCAGGTGTTGCCGTAGCCCGTGTTTTCCACGCTGGACAGCGTTTCGATGTCGATGCTGCCGATTTGGAACTGCTGCGCCTCGCTGACCGCCTCGTTGTGGCGCGTCATGTAGAGTCGGAACAGCCCCGCCGCCGTGCCGTCGTAATTCGCCAATTTGTACGGATGCAGGACGCTGTCCACCAAGTAGGTGAGTTCCCCCTCGCAGGTGACAGTCTTCTGGCGGTAGAAGTCGGTTTCCGTTTCCAGCACGCGCCCGCGCCAGATGATTTCGTTATCCTGCCGGACGTCAATCCGCGTCCGCATTTTGTGCAGCGCGCTGTACATCGGGTGCTCCGGCAGCAGCACGAACGTGAGCGTTCCGGCGGCGTTGCACTGCGTTTCCAGCACGGGGGACAGGACGGAAAGTTCCTCGTCCCCCGGAGAATACAGCAATGCGTCGTCCGCATAGATGGTGTACATTACAGCCTCCCTCCTCGGTAGTCGATGGATACCGTGCCATTCCCGGTGAAGGTCAGCACGTTGTCGCCATCGGTGATGCAAATGCCGCTGATGCGGTTGTCGCCCGCCGTCAGCGCGTACTCCTTGCCGCCGAATGTCGCCGTCATCGCGCTGCTTGCCGTGATGGTCGGGATGCACGGCCGCCTTGTGCCGGGAATCGTCAGCGTCAGCGTTCCGTCCACCGGCAGCACCTTGTAGTCGCGGATGATGCCCGTCTCGAAGTCGAAGGTGTCCCACAGCCAGTCATCCAGCGAACCCGTGATTTCCAGCTTGTACGGGTCGCAGACGGCTTTCAGGCTGATGGTGGCGGTCTTGCGGTCGCTCTCCATCGCGTTCACGGTCACGCGCCCGGTGTAGAAATAACCGGGGTCTTGGTCAAGGATGATGTTCACCCGCTGCCCGTGCAGGGTGTCCAGTATTTCGGAATACAGCGCATCCCAGCGGTTCCGCGCGTCAATGACGATGAACTCCGCCGAGAAATCCCGTGTCTGATAGCCCACGCGCCCGGTCAGCGCTTCGGACAGGTCAAGCGCGCCGTCCAGCCCCGGCACATCCACATAGTTTGTGCGCACCTTCGGCGGCGCGATGGTCGGGCGCGTTTTCGGCAGCAAGCCCCAATCGCGGTAGGTGTGCTTGCCGCCCAGCGTTACCCCGTAAATCATGCGTTCCGCCCCTTTCGCAGCGCCATCCGCCCCAGACGCTTGTCCATCTTGCCCGCCGTTGCGCCGACAAGCACGCCCGTATCCAGCACAATCTGCTGCTGATTCATGCCGCTGAAGCCGCTTTGCAGGGTGGCAAGCATCTGGTCGAGCTTGCGCTCCATGCTCGCGCCCACGACCTCACCCACCGCGCTTTTGACGTACCCTTGCAGCACGCCGATGGGCGCGACGGCTTCCGCGCCGGCTTCCCCGACGAGGTGATAGCCGCTGTGCGTATCAAAGAGGGTGGGTTTGGAGAAGACTGCGCCGTCGGCATGGGTAAAAAAGCTCTTGATTACTTCCCAACCCGCGTTACGCATTGCGCCGCGTCCTTCGGGCGTACTGATGACTTGCTGGTAGTGGCTGTCCGGGTTAAGTGGATTCGTTTCCGGGTTCGTCAGGACTTCAACGGTCTGCTGAACCGTTTTCCATCCGACTGTCAAGCTCAGCCCCTTTGTCGCCCTGTCCCATGCGTTCTTCACTTGCTTTGCGATGTTGAACGGGTTCAGCAAGTGCCACATAATCGAAAGCGCACCCCCGATTTTTGTCTTGATCTCTCCCCACCATTTGGTGACGGCTTCTTTCGCTGCCTCTTGGTCATCGCCAGTGCCCAGCCCGAACACGATGGTCAGCAAGTTGCCGAACAGTGCCTTGACGTCTCCCCACCACTTCTCCACGGCTTCTTTCGCCGAGGTGAGCGCGTCGCCAATTGCCTTGAACGTGATTTCCAGCGCGCCGCCGACGGCGGTCTTAACATCCTCCCACCAGTCGCTGATGCTCTCCGCAACCTTGTCCCAGTCCGGCAAATCAATTCCGAAGATGCCCTTGAAAATGCCCTGAATCAGCGGATAGGCGATATTCTCCCACGCCCACTTGATGGCGTTCCCAATGTCCGAGAGAATCTGCGGTAGATTCATCACGATGGATTTCAGCCCGCTGCCGATGGCTTGTCCAAGCCCCTTGAAATCAATCTTGCCGATGAGATTCTTGAACGTCTTGACGAGCGAAGGGAAGAGTTTCTGGATTGCCCCGCCGATTTGGTTGAAAATGGTCGGAAGCTGGTCGATGATGATGCCCATCACATCCGGCAGCACGTCCGCAAGCCCGGTGATGAGCGTTGTCGCCGCTTCAATCATGGCAGGCAGCACCGAGTTGATGATGCCCGGCAATTGTGGCGCAAGCGTCGAAACGAGCGTCTGCACCGCCTGCACCATGCGTGGCGCCATCGTCTGCAAGCGCGGGACGATGTTGTCCACCGCGGTCATTACGCTGTCGGACAGATTGCCGACAAGCTGGTCAATGTCCTGATTGCCGTCCGCTAAGCCGGAGAGCAGGTTCGCCCACGCCGCCTTGACCGAGCCGATAGAGCCGGAGATGGTCGTCGAGGCTTCCTTCGCCGTCGTCCCAGCAATATTCTGGCTTTCCTGGATGACGTGGATGGCTGCGATGATGTCCGAGAAGTTGCTGATGTCGTACTTCACGCCGGAGAGCTTCGACGCATCCGTCAGCAGCCGCTCCATTTCCTTTTGTGTGCCGCCGTAGCCCAGCTTCAAGTTGTCCAGCATGGTGTAGTTCTGCTTGCTGAACCCCTTATAAGCGTTCTGAATATCCTCCATGGACGTTCCGAAGGTGTTAGCGTTGTCCGCCATGTCAGCGATGGCGATGTCTGCATACTTTGCCGCCGCCACGGTGTCATTGCCCAACGAAGAAATCAGGCTGGCAGAGAAGGAAGTCACCGTGTCCATGTACTCGTTCGCGCTCAATCCTGCCGTCTTGTAGGCGTTCTTAGCGTATTCCATGACGAGCTTCTGCGCGTCCTTGCTGAATAGCTTTTTGACACCGCCTTCCAGCTGCTCATAGTCCGCATAGCCGTCCAGCGCGGACTTCACCAGCTTTCCCATCGCCGCCGTGCCAGCCGCGACACCCGCTACAATGACCTTTCCCGCCTTTACCGCCGCTTTTCCAGCCGTCGCAAAGGCGGATTTCATTGTCGATGCCAGTCTCTTTGCGCCCTTGGTTGTTTTGTCAATCTGTTCGTTCGCTTTGCTATTATCAATAGCAATTTCTCCGAAAAGCTGAAATATATTCAATGTGTTTCACCTGCCTTTGTGTATGAGCCGTGCAGCTTTACCTTGTATTTCCGCGCAGCGCGTGCCTGTTTATCAATGCTGATTTTCCCCAGCAGCCGGAATAGCCCCATCGCCGTTCATCTCGTCAAAAGGGTTGAAGGCTGCCAGCATTTCCGCCGACTGCCTCACGGTGTCCTCCAATTCCTTTTTCGTCGGTGCTTCGGTGTGCGTGTCTTTTGCGATTCCGAGGCTTTGTCTGAACTCCGGGAAGGATTTGTCCCAGCACTTATGCAGCCACACTTCCCAGATGAGCTTTTCTTCTTCGTCCGTGTTGTGCATCTCGATGCACTCGCGCACGAAATCGGCAAGTCTGCCGCGCCGCAGCATCCCGTCCATGAGTGGCGTCGGGTTCGCATAGCGACGGAAAAGCATGTCCCAGAACTTTACTTCTCCCGCTTGAAGCGCTTCATAACAGCCGTAAAAAAATCACGGAAATCCTCCGCCGTCACGAGGTCAAGAACCGCGTTGGTGAACGTTCCCATGTCCAGCGCGGCGATTTCTTCCGCCTTCGTGCCGGAGAGATCAGCCAGCAGCGCATAGATTTCGCCCTTGCAATCCGGCAGCTTTTCCAGCAGCAGCCCCGCCAGTTCCAGCGCGACGTTCATGCCCACGCCTTCCACGTCCTCGCCGCCCTTCAGCGCGTTTGCCACATTCGCAGCCACAAAGCAGCGTTTGATGTCCTGCACACCAATCTTGGAGAGCAGGCGCATCATGAAAAACATGTCATCCGCACACAGCTTGCGCAGAGTAAGCGTCTTTTCGTCCATTTGTCAACCCTCCTATAAAAGAATGGGGGAGGGCTGTCAAGCCGCTCCCCGGTATGTTATCAGGATGCCTTGGGGTAGTAGATATGCCACGGCAGCGTGTCGCCGTCGCTGCCCAGTTCGGCGTTGCACTCGAACGTGTACGTTCCGACCGTTCCCGTCTTGTCCTTGTTGTCGGCTTCCATGCCGGACGTGCAGAGCGCATTGTCCATGATGGCAATGATGTCATCGCCGTCAAGCGTCTTTCCGACAAAGGCGATATTTTCCCAGTAGTCGCCTGCCGCAATGTCCGCCTTGTCCTCAATCAGGTCATAGGTCGTATCCGTTGCCGTGCCATCCGTGCCAAGCGTAGACGCCTTGATGATGTCCTTGGTCAGCTCAATGAAGTTGATCTCCATCGTAGCTTCGCCGCCCGTCTTCTTGTTCAGCCCCTTGGTGGCGACATGAACGCCGTCCACTTCCACCTTGGTAATCTCCGGTTTGATACTGAACTTCGAGCCGCCGGACGTAGCGCCGACAAGCGAATCGGCGAAATTCCACGCCGCGCCCTCGTACTTCAGCCCCCGGTGAATCGTACCAGCGCCGAACAGAATGTTTTTCGGCGTGTTTGCGCTCACGCCGGACTTGCCTTCCTTAGCCATTATTCCACTCTCCATTCTTTGACTTGCAAATTCACTTGGATGCGCTTGAACTCTGCGTCACCCGTCGGAATTACAAGCGTATTCGCGTACATGATAGCCACCCCCGAACCGCTGGGGGTGATGGTTGTCAGCCCGTAGCGGCTGAAATGCCGCTCGATTTCTTCTCTTGCATCGAAAAGCTCAATGCACGACCCGCGAGAATACCCGGTCAGCATGACCGTTGCTTCCTGCAAGCCGTCCTCGGTGAACCCTTGAATTTCGGAATACTCTCCGACAAAATACATGGTCGGGAGGGGCTTTTTGTTGTACACGCCGAAGGCGTAGGGGATGCCGAGCGTTTTCATGGCGTCCCCGATGATTTTTAGCACTTCTTTCGACACGTCAGCCCATCCCCTTCAAAATGTTTTCTGCCATCCGGATAATGGCGTTTTTCTTTGCGGCGAATGCGTTTTCCAGCGTTCGCTGTGGCGGTTCGCCGTTGGACACAACCGCAGGCAAGCCCTTCACCTTCCGCAGGAATTCGGCGGCTTCCTCTGCCTCCTGCTGGCTGTTATATACCTTGGAATTTTTCGCCCCTCGGCTTTGTCCCTCGATATACACCCACCAGCCTTTGCGCCCGTCGCCGTGGATGGCATACGAACCCGTTCCGAACTCATTCCAGAAGGATTCTTCCAAAGGACTACCAATTTGTGCGACCTTCGCGTCTGTGTTTACGTCAGAAGCCCACGAACCTTTGAGCTGCGTTTTCTTTGTCGGCGTGGTGCGTTTGGTTTGTGCCTCCACCTCGAAGGCGGCTTCCCGCAGGAAACGCTCTGCCGCCCCGTCAAGCGCATCCGTGACCCTGATGCTGTAATCCTCAAAGCGCACAGACATGTCATTGTCCCCCCGTGAACTTCAGATAGATTTCGAGTTGCGACCCATTCTGCATTTCCATCGGGTTGTCAATCAGCAGCACGTCATAGCGCTTGCCGTTGCAGATCAGTCGGCTGTTTTCCGTCGTGATGTCCGCCGGAAGCGCCTGATAGTCTGCCACAAAGACATGGGTGCTTTCCTGCACCTTGGCATTGTAGACGGTATATTTGGAATCGCCGCCGGATAGGTCGAGCCATCCGTTCAGCGTCGCCGCGTCCATCCATGCCTGCACCTGTTCGCCGATTTCGTTTGTCGTTGTCGCGCTGGTCTGGATGATGGCTGTCACGTTGCCGCCGATGCCCTTCATACCTTGTCCACTCCTTGCCCGAACCTCGCCTTCATGTAAGGCGTGAGGAAGCCCATGAGCGCCTTGGGGAAGCCCATGACGGCGTTCTCGCCCGTCAGGTCGAAGTAGGTGACGGCGTGGCGGGAAATCGTCTCCGATGCCACGCCGACCTTGTTTCGATTGTCCAGTTCCCACTTCAGCAGGTTCACGACGCCCATCTTCACATCGTCCGGATAGCGCACGAGCGTCGCCGTCACGTCGATTTCGTCCTTCAATCCACGCTCTGAGACCGTGAAGGCGAGTTCATCCGCGCTTTCGACGGTATACAGCCCGTCATTATACAGGGAGAATGTCACCTGCACCGTATCGCCGACGGAGAAGGGGACAAGCGCTTCCCCCATAAAGGTGCGTCCCACGACGTCACCCGTCCAGCGTTCGCTCCTGCGCTGGAAGTTGTTGTTCGTGTAGGCGCGAATCAGCAGCTCAAAGCCGCGCAGTTTCGCCGCCAGCAGCGCGTCATCTGCATCTGTGGTGATTTGCTTCCGCAGCTCCTCCACCGTCATCAGCATGACACTTGCCCCCTCCTTTCATCACTTCTTGAACTTCGCCAGCACGACCTTCGCGCTGTTGGTCAGCGCCACGCCGTAATATTTCGCTGCCGTCACGTCGGTCTGCTGCTTCTTCGGCAGCCATTCCGCGTCCACCTGAATGTCCTTTTTGAGGAAGATGGTCACGGCGGGCAGCTCGTCCTCGGTGTACTCGGTTTCGGGGGAATCGGGTTCGAGCTTGATAATCGGGCAGAGGTAGTACTGCGAAGCCGCCGCCAGCGCCTTCACCTTGTCGCCCGCCGCCAGCGTCACCGACGGGTCAACCTTCGCCTGATATTCGGCAAGGTTCGCCGCGTCGATGGTCACATCGCCGGAATCGTTCTTCTCGTGGGTCACAAGGCGCACCTTCTTGGACTTCTTGACCCACGCGCCCGCAATCTTGCCAATCGCGCCGTTGACCGCCACGCCCGCCGTGAACTTGTCAGCAGAGAGGAAGTCGCTATCCTTCAGCAGCGTCGCTTCCTGCGCCGGGTGGATGAAAATCACTTTGTCGATGCCGTCCTCTTCGTCCTCGAACTTGGCAATCGCGTCCACCAGTCCGCCGTAGGCAATCGCCGCGAGCGTGGATGCGGCATAGACGTTCTTGCCCGTGTACACCGCGTCCAGCACGTCATTGTCCACCTTGCCCGCAATCGCCTTGGCAAGCTGGGTTTCCGCCTGCGCAATCGGGTTGCCCAGGCCGCTGTTGACGGCTTCCTGCGTGATGCCGACCGCCTTCATCGCCTTCTTAATCGTGAAGGTAGTCGAGGAAGCCGTCAGGGTGCTGAGACCCACCTCTGCGCCTTCTGCCACGTTCTCCGCGTCGCCGATGTAGTTCCAGCTCGGCACGGTCTTGGTGTCGCCTGGAACGCCCACCAGCGTCGTGTCCACCTTCGCATAGGGGGTCAGCTTCAGCTGCGCGTCAATCTTCGCGCCAATCATCGCGCCCATTACTTCGGGGTTAATCAGGTTGTTCAGCTTGGTAACTGCCATTTATTTTTTCCTCCTCATTATCATTTTCGTGACCTCACGAAAATGGTCTGTGCCATTTTGTTAATGTCAACAAAATGGTGTCATTTCTCCGCCGCCATCGCCGCGCGGAAGGCTTCGGGGTTCTCCTCGAAAATCTTCTGCCGCTCTGCGTATGGTTTCTTGAGAATCTCGCTCCGGCTGAGCGGCGCGTGTCCCTCCTGATCCGGCAGACGGTTCTCGATGATGTTCTTCTTGCCGCTGGCTTCAAACTGGTTCGGGTACTTTTTCTTCAAACTGGCAAGGGTGTTCTCCCATCCGTCGATGTTCCCCTTGTCGTCCAGTGTCAGGGCGTCCCCTTTTTGCTGGAGTACCCACGTCATGTAGTCGATGTCGCTTGCGCCACCGCGCATGAGGGCAATGTGGATAGCAGCATCCATGCGGCTCTTTTGCAGGGCCGCCTGCGCCGCTTCAAGCTGCCTGTGCATCTCGTCCATCTTCTCTTGGCTGCCGCTGTGTTCTGCCTTGTCGGTTTCGAGGGCGGCAATCTTCTGCTGCGCCGCTTCAAGCTGCTGGCGAACGCTTTCGTGTTCTCCTTTGAGCTTTCCGAGGCGAATATCTGCGTTCTCCTCGCCGGTGGTGAAGAGCTTGGCGGTCTTCATGTCGTTCTGGATGGTGCGAATGGTGTCCTCCGCAACGCCGTTCTGTTTGAGAATCTCTGCAAGCGTCATGTGTTTCTCCTTCCACCGCCCTACGCTTATCTACGGGGTCGCATCCCGTGGGCGGTCGGTGTTTTACGTCGCCTCCGACGAGAGAATTGCAAAGGCGCACCCGCTCTTGCGTCAGGTGCGCCTGATTGCCGTTATTGGAGCAGCTTCGCCCACGTCTTCGCGCCGACGATGCCATCCGCGGTCAAACTGTGCGCGGTCTGGAATGCCTTGACGGCGGCGATGGTGTTCCTGCCGACGATGCCGTCCACCTTGCCGCAGTCGAATCCTGCGTCAATCAGCAGGTATTGCAGAACTTTGACCTGCGTCCCTCTGCTGCCGTTCCTGAGGACGAGAAGGGGGCTTGCGCCGTCTCCGGCATCCGCCGGGTTCTCGGTCGTGCTGGGCGCGGCAGGCGTGTCAGCGGGCGAATCAGGCGCATCAGCGGCGTAAGACGTGCCGGTCAGCTCCGCCCACTCGTTCCAGCGGGTGATTTTGCTCTCGACCACGCCGTAAGCCGTGCCTTTCGCCTCGATGACCTTGCCATCGCCGACGTACAGCCCGACGTGGTGGCGGTCGCTGCCCTTGGTGAGGAACACCGCCGTGCCGGGCTTGAGCGGCTGACCATCGGTGCGCTTGCCGCCCTGCAATGCGCCCTTGGCGGCGGCGTACTTGCGCCACATGGTGTTGCTGCCGTGGTACATATACCCGCCCAGCTGCTTATATGCCCAGTAGAACAGCCCGGAGCAGTCCGCAACGCGCCGCCCGACCCACTGCTGCCCGTAGCGTATCGTCTGCGCGCGGGTGGCGCTGTCCTGCGCACGCTGCGTGTGAATCTGCCCCGTGCCGCCCCAGATGTACCCCCATTTTTCCGCCAGCGCGCGGCGGAAGAGGGCGACAACCTCCGCCGCGCTGACCGTTTTTGATGCCATCGTCAATCACCACCGGGGTCAATTTCCGCTTTGCCGAGCTGTTTATACACCTGATTCACGCCCGTCGAGGCGAGCCCCGACACGATGCCGACCGCGAGCGCATTCAGCACGTCCTTCGCCGGGAAATCCGGGATGACGTACATGCCCACGATGCCCAGCACGCCGCCGACTGCGCCCACAATGACGGGAATCAGTTCGTCCTTGATGGCGCTGATGGTCTTGCAGAGCAGTCCGATCAGGTAGGTGATGACGACAATCGCCAGCACCGTGCCCATGGTAGAGATGTCCATGATACCACTCCTTTTTGGATGTATTAAAAAACAGCCTGCACGGGTGTGCGGCTGCTTTTCGCGAATTAAGTTGATTGCAAGTTGCAATTTCTCTTTGCAACTTGCAATTTTTAGTTTCAAACAAGGTTCAAAGATGGTTCAAAGCCGGTTACTGGATATGCCCACCATTGCGTTCCAGCATGATGTCGCTGAAAAACTCCCGATTCACGGTGATGTTCGGCAGCTCATTCGCCTTCATAGTAATGACCACCTGCAAGTTCGTCGGGCAGGCATAATCCCCGTAGATGCTTTCTGCCTTCTCGGTGATGGTCTGCCCGCAGTCCCTGATTTGCTGGATTCGTTCTTCTCTGGTCATGGTCACGTTTACGCACTCCTTTCAACGTATCAAAAAAGCACCTTGCGGGGGGGCAGGGTGCTTTGCAAACTTTACAGCGGAATGATCTCGTTAGACAGTCCCCCAGACTTCGTTCAGCAAGTTACCGTTCTTGTCACATTCTCTGATGACACACCGGGTTGCTTCTTCTTCATCAGCCGGGTTCCCGTCGTCGTCAAAATAATAAATCTCGGAATATGCGCCACCGCTTGGCGTTTCCTCGTCATTGCGTTTGTAGGTTGCCAATGAAAAAACCTCCTCATTTCAAAATAGTATCCAGAAGTCTTGTGCGATTAGGAAACAGTTTCGCGAACTTGTCATGCTCCAATGTGTAGTAGGCGACGCTGTCGGCAAAATCTTCAAGAGGACTGTTTTCACCGTAAGCTCGCCATGACTTCATGCCGGATGCTTTTAGGTCATCTGCCATGGCATTTTGCCAATCCAATTGTATACTATATCGATTCGCACGATTTGTTCCGGGCAATGTGTAATCAATATAGTGACCACCTTCATGGCAATAGGTTGCCGCCAAATAATCAAGGTCATGATAATTTGACCTGAAAAACGTGATAGTGTCTCCGCCAACAGCGTAAGAATGTGTAAAGTTCTTATAGCGTTTCCGCCATATCGCATCTTGCGGGTTGTAGTAATCTACGACTTCCACAACTTTCTGTATTTTTCGTCTGAGGTTATCTGGAACGCGATTCCATGTTGAAATTGCGATATCAGGAGAAAGCGTCTGTTTTTTCTTGTCATAGGACTTGGGAAAGACGAATCGCGTCCCATCTTGCAAAGTGTAGACGGTAGCTTTGGAGTTTTTCTTCACGCCATTTGTCGTGCCATCCGAAAACCCATAGTCCTGTTCCGATATAGCGCAATCAGCGCCCCCGACTTTTAGCACTTTGCTGCCGGAATTGACAGCATCAACGTAAATCTGGCTGATTTGCGCCGTTGGGGCGGCACTGCTCCTAACCCCAATTATACCACTTTCCCCTTGCTTTTTCAAGGTGTCCGCCGCATTCAGGTACTTTTCTTCAAACTCCTTGAAGTTCTCCGTCTTGTCCAGTCCAAAGAACTTTGCCCTGTCCTTCATCGTCTGCAATTCGGCTTCATCCAGCCCCCACCGCGCCCGCGTCAGCGCGACGCACCGGCAGTTGCAGTCCTCTTCGGGGCGCCCGAATGCGCCGGGGTACTCCGCTTTCTTGCCGTCTATCTCGAACGGCTCGCCGACTTCGCGAATCTGCCCGTCAAGGATGCGGTGATCCGTGCGCGTGTTGCCGTCCAGCACTGCATCCCATTGCTTGACGACTTGGCAGCCTTGCCCCTTGGCGGCGTTGCGCGCGTCGTCAGCGGATTGCTGCTGAATGCGGTGTCCCTCGGTGCGGACAATCGTCTTCGCGCGTTTGAGCGGGATGCCGGACGAAATCTGCACCTGACGTGCAATCATGCTGTAGTCGCTGCCGATGGAGATGCCGACGGAAATTTCCCGGCGGATGGTCTTCTTCAGCTTCTGCATATCCACGCCGAGTTCACCGTACAGCCGCCCGCTGAGCTTGCTGTCCGTGCGGATGGCGCGGGTGACGGCACGCTGGTCAATCGGCGCAAGGATGGGCATCCCTTGCTTGTGCAGGCTGTACATTGTGCCGACGTAGCCGTGCTGGTAGCTGCGCGTCAGGTATTCTTCGATGGTCTGATTGCTTTTCTTGTGCAGTTCGTCCAGCGCGGCGCTGATTTGGGCTTTCATCGCCTCCTGATAGCGCTTCTGGTAGATTTTCGATTGCGTCATTTCGTCGCTTTCGAGGATGCGAATGTGGTTGTCGATGCGCCGGAGCGCCCGCTGGTACGCCTTTTCCAGTGCCTTGATGGTCTCCTGCTCATCATCCAGCATGGCTTGCAGGGCTTCCTTCTCGCTCTTGCGCATTCACATCACCCCGCGTCATCCTCTTCCGCCGGAACGTCCGCCAGCACCACGTCCGCCGCGCCGTCGTCTGATTTCGTCCGCCCGCAAATCGTCTTGTAGTCCAGTTCCAGCACACCGCAGATGTTTTCCATCAGCGTGTCGCCGTCCAGCAGCGTCGCAAGGTTCAGGAGCGTGGCAATCTGCGCCTGCTGCTTCTGCGCCTCCGTCAGCTCAATCTGCGCGTTGTCCAGCGCATTCGCCATCACCTCGCGCTGGAAGTCGAAATACACGTCCTGCATCTGGTAGTCCGTGCCGCCGGATTCGTTGATTTCCGCCAAAACGATTTTCAGCAGCTTGCGCATGAACTGCTTCAAGCGGATTTCCAGCTTGTTGCACTTGAGGTCAAGCAGCGCATAGCGGCTCTTGATGACCACGTTCGTCACGTTGCCGTCGCCGACCTGCGCGGCGTTGAAGCCCATGCCGAAGCGGTAGATGTTCTTTTCGTCCAGTTCCAGCTTCGTCTGGCGCGCCTGATAGGGAATGTCAATCGTGCGAATCTCAACGTCGCCGCCGGAATCCGGGATGCCGATGTGCTTTTTCGCCCGGATGTTGGTCATCAGCTCATCGAGGTTGTCGCCCTCAAAGCCCTTGACGACGTAGAGAACTTCGTTCGCGTCCTGAATGTTGTTGGATAGCCCGCAGGACATGAGGTCGTAGTCGTCAATCAGCCCCTTGATGGTTTTGAGGCCGGAAAACTGCTTCTGCCCGTTGTCCAGGCGGAAGAAGGGGATGAAGCCGAAGCCGTCAAAGTAGGTGCTTTCGTCGCCGGGCTTGCGCCAGATGGTGTGCGGGCGCGGGTTCAGCGGTGCGGATTCATCCGGCACAATCTCGCCCTCGTTCACCTGGCAGAAGAAGTGCGTCTGCTTTTTGTCCCACACCTGAATGCGCTTGATGGCTTTGTTGTCCTTGCCGATGCGGTCGATGTACCAGTAGATGACGTACTCGCAGCCGTCGTCCGTATCCTTTGCCCGCACTTCCACCACGCCGAGGCCGTCCGCCGCCTGAAAGCGCGTGCGGCCGTCCGCATCCTTGTAGGCGTACATGTACTCGAAGCCCTTCGCCACCGCGCCCGTGATGACCTCGTAGAGTTCAGCGGTGAAATCCTCGTCGAAATAGTCCTCCAGCGCCTTTTGAAGCTCCGGAATGTCCGACCGCACGAACGCTTCCTGCCCGGACAGCATGTACTGCGCCTCTTGGTCTACCAGCTCGGTGAAGAACGGGTGGCTGATTTTGATGTTCGAGCGGTTCTTGTCCTCCTGCAAAGCACCGTCCGCATTGATGAAATACAGCCGATACTTTCGGATGTCGTGGTCGCCCTCGTAGTACTTTTGCCCGACCCGCGCAAACCGCTTTTTGTCGGAAGATGCGTCGTTATCAATGAACGCCTTGATTTCGGGAATTGTCAGCATGTCAATCACCCCTTTCAGGTGTCTTTCGCCGTCTTGGTGTGCCTGTAGGTTGCCGCCAGCCCTGCGCCGCCGCTCACGCTGATGAAGGTCGTCGGGGCATAGGTAGTCAGCGCCTTGTAGGCTGCGACTTCGTCCGCAGAAATGTCGGTTTCCACCGGTGTAGCAAGCGCAGCCCAAATAAAAACGTCATTCTCGTCCAAAAACTGCTTAAAGTCATCGAGGGTCGTCGTGCCTTTTTCGGCGAATGCAAAGCCGACAAGGTTATTCCGATTGGCAATCACCCCGCCGACCGTTTCAGAGCCAAGAGCGGTGGAAAAGTGCGTGCAGAGCACGTTCGACGTGTATGTGCCGTTGAACCAAGCGAAGTAGCGGTCAACCTCGCGACCTGCCGTCTGCCAATTGAGCGACGATGTTACCTTGATTTTCCCGATACGCTGCACCCGCACGCCGCGCGCCAAATCCACCTCGTCGCAGACCCACTGCTGCCCGTTTTCGTCCGTGTAATTGCCGCTGGATGCAACCGGGATGCCGCACAGCGCGTTCGGCGTTTGCAGCGTCTGCGATTCGTTCGCGCCATCCGACACCGTGACCGCCACCGTCCCGCCGTCACCCGCGCTGACAATCGGCACGGGCGCGGTCGGGGTCGGCATGGCAGCTTGCGTGCTTTTGCCGTACACATGCAGCGCGCCCAGTGGCTTTCCGCCGATGCAGCTTTCCAGCGTCAGCGGACTGCCGGAAAGCGTCGTGTCCTCGCCGCTGGTCACGTCCTCGTATAGCTTGCGGATGAACGTACCATAGAGCCGGTTGTCGCGCTCCACGCCCATCTTGGCGGCAATGTCATCCAGCACGTCGCCCAGCAGCCGCCCTTGTGTCTGGATGCCCAGCCCTGCCGCCAGCGCGTCCAGCTTGCCGCGGAAGCTGACCTTCTCGCAGGGGATGGCGTACTGCGCAAGAATCGCCGTCAGTCTTTCTCCGTCTGTCATTCGTGTCATCCTCTCGTTAGTACGTCCATTTCTTGTTGATGATGTATTTTTCCAGCCCGTACCGCATGGCGTCCATCAGGTGGTTGAAGTCGTCAATGGGGCCATCGAGCATCTTGCCGAACTTGTCCTTGTCCCATGTGTAGTTGCTGATTTCCGTTATGAAATTCGCGCAGCGCGGGTGGATGATGATTTCGAGATTTTGAATCCACTGGATGCCGCTGCGGATGCTGTCCGCACCTTTCGCCGCGCTGTGCATACGCAAGCCCATGCCGCGCAGCTCGGCAATGGATTTCGGCTCTGCGCCGTCGGCGGTGATGTTCACTTTGCCGTAGCCCATCGCCGTCACGCGCTTGGCAATCATGTCGTTCGTCAGCCCCCGTTCGTACAGCTCGTCAAAGACGTACAGGCGGCGCGCTGGAATGTCCAGCAATCCGCAGAACAGCGCCGTCGGGTCGTTGGTGAAGCCGAAGTCCAGCCCGAACACGGATTCCAGCTTGCCCGTCCGGCTGATTTCCGCCGGGTCGAACGGGGATTCCCGCCAGTGCTCGTAAATGAGCCCCTCCACAATGCCCCAGTTCCCTAAGCCCGCCACGGCGTAGCGGCGCGGGTTCGTCGCCTTCATCCGCTCAAATAGGCGTAAATCCTGCTTGTCCAGCCACTCGTTGCACTGGTAGTTCGTTGTGATGGCGAGGATGTCCGGGTCTTCTACGTCGAAAAAGCGCGCTTTCAGCCAGTGCTTCTGATTCCACGGGTTGAACGTCAGCGTGATTTGCTTGAACAGCGGCGGTGCGCATTCGCCGCGGATGGATTCATCCAGCGTGTTGAAGTCGCTCTCGTTCATGATTTCGTAGGCTTCTTCAATCCACACCCAGCACAGCACGCCGCTCTGCGCGGTGATGGAGGTCAATTTCAATGGATCATCCATGCCGCGAAAGTAGATTTTCTGCCCCGTCGGCTTGTAGGTGATTTCCAGCGGGCTTTCCTTCCAGCTCCAGAACGCCTCCACTTGCAGGCGGTGAATTGCCCAGAGAAGCTGTGTGAAGCAGCTGTCGCGCAATGTGCGGTACGTTTTGCGGATGACCAGCAGGTTTGCGCCGGGGTACTTCATCATGCGGTAGATGAAATTCAGCGCCGTCGTGGTGCTTTTCTTGCTTGCGCGGCTGCCTTTGCACACGCGGTAGCGCCCTGTGAAGCGCCAGAACGCGCCGTAGCCGCGCCCGACGACATCCGGCAGGTAGATTCGCGGCTGATTAGTCGTCAAGCGCATCCTCTCCCGCCAGAATCACCGGCAGGCTGCCCGACACATCCACCCTGTCCGTGAACAGCCCGTAGCGCTTCCCCAGCAACTCCGCCGCCTTGTTCGCGTCGCACAGCCGCGCCGGAATCTCGACGACCTTCGGTTCTTCCTTCTTCGTTGTGCGCCGGGTGGGCTTGCCGCCGCCCTCGCCGGGGATGACTTCCGTCTTCTCCTCCATGCACGTCACGACGACAGACTCCTTCATCTCCCGGCGCATCACCGCCGTCAGGTATTTCAGAACTTCGTCCTGCTTGGCAATCAGCGCATCTTCCTTTTCGTCCATGCGCTTTTTGATGTTTTCAGCAACCTTAGGTTTTGTGAGGTTTTCTGCCGCAATCGCCGCTGCCGTTTTCGGGGAATACCCGGCGCGGATGGCGGCTTGCGTCGCGTTCAGGTCGATGAGGTACTCGTCGCAGAAGCGGCGCTGTTTCTCGGTTAATCCAGCCATTGCGCACCATCCTTTCTGGGGGATTCGCAATGCTGTGCCTCCACCGCGTGGGATTTTTGCCGCCACGGGCGGGGCACAGCGGATTTTGGGTACAAAAATACCCGGCGGCGACTGGCGCGTCCGTCGGGTGAGGTGATTGGAGGTTTCCATGTGCAGTATAGCACGGGGAGGGTGTGAAATACTATGAAATACTACGCAAAGTGCAGAAAGCCGGATGTGAACCGCTCCCTGTCACCTCCACGGGGTTTCCTTCTTTTGAAGCAACGTCGGTTTTTCAAGCCAGCATCTCCATGTGTTGCCGTACCTTCCAAACCGTTCTTCGTTGTTCAGTCTTTCAATTACACCGCGCCATGTAAGCAGTTTATCTGTTCCGCCTTTGTCCTCTGTCCAGAAAAACGTCGGCTGCCCTCTGTTGGACAATTTCTTGTTCTCCATTTCTTTCAGGGATAAAACCCGATTGGCCAGCACTGCTCTGCGAATGGCGGATTCATGTGCTTCTGCGCTTGTTCGCTTCACCGGTGACCTTGATTCGCACATCGGGCACTGATACCAGTGTTCACCCAAGAAATCTTCCAGTTCCATAGCTCTGCCGCAGTACGGGCAGTATGGAGTAGGCTTATTATCGTTCATTTTTCCCTCCTGCGGAATTATCAGTGATTCCAGCGCGAAATCATCCAAGGCGGTCGGCGGCGATTGTGCTGCTGACCGCCTTTGTTTTACCGCCCGTTCACCAGCACGCACGCCACACAGACCAACGCCGTCAGCAGCCCCAGCACGTCCGCCAGCTTCTTCAAGCCCTTTCCAATCAGTGCTTCGTCTCGTCCGGCATCACTTTTCAGTCCTGCCTCTCGCCACTCCTTTTTCCGCTTTTGCCAGTAGCCTTGACGCGCGTCAAAAACAGAAAAAGGTGGGACATAGGAAACGTTCTTGAAGGTTTCCCATGTAACCACCGCCTTTTGTGTAGTATGTACCTTGTGCAGCTCCCGCCTTCTGCACACCCCACGCCGCAAAAATGGCGATTGCCAGCAGCGTCACCCTGATTGATTGCATAAAAAATGCCCAACGGGATAACCCGTCAGGCTGTAAATTTCCACTTACATTATAGCACCATCCCAATATGAAATACTATGAAAAATGGGGAAAAGTGCGAAGAAAATTTTCTGACAGGAAACGGCTTTTATCGCTTGCCAACGTCGAGGCAAGCAAGGCACACCATCGTCGCCAGCACCGCCAGCAGCAGAATCACACTCACGTCTTTTTTGCCTCCATTTTCTCGATACGGTCGAACGGCTCGTCGAAGTTGAGCGCCAGCCCAATCTCGTCATATACCTGATCTATCGCTCCTTGGATGGTCAACTGCCCGCCGGGTGACATTTCCGCGTCGAGGGCAGAAAGCACCTTGTGGCAGCGCCCTTGCCCGAAGCCATAGTCCCGGTGGAGGACAAGGCAGACCGCTGCGTATGCCATCTTGAAGGTGGATGTCGCACCGTCTCGGAAGCCCTCGCGGTACACGTCCTCGTCGAATTGTGCCTGCGCTTTGGGTTGGTTCTTCTGCGCCCGACGCTGCTGCCTGTTCATGTGTTCACCTCCGCGTTCAGCCATTTTCCGATGCAGACGGCGCACCTGTCGCGGCTTGCCGTCCCGTCCTGGTCTGCGCACAGCGGGTGCGCGTGTCCGTAGCTTATCAAGCTGTATGCGCTCATGTATGGGCAGCGGATGAGATGGTCAATTGTTTCTTTCAGGGTGTCGCCGCCGTCGTCTATCGCGCCATTCAGCGCGGCGACCAGCATGTCTTTGTTCTTCATGCTTTATCCGCCTCCCACGGCGTGTTTTTCCGCTCGTTTTTCGTCGGCTTGCGCCGCCAGCACCGCCAAAGGCTTCCATAGTCTTTCTCGTTTTGTTTAACCCCACCGCCAATACCAGAAAATTCGAGCAATATTTTCGAGCCATCCGTCTCCAAATCGGTAACGATGGCATATCCTTCATAGTCCTCTCTGTATTCCAAATACATCACGGTTTCTTGCTCTGTGTTGTAGTCGTCACATGCAATTTTCAGCACTTCATCCAGCGTCAGCACCCGGTTCGGTTTTTCGTAGCGCTTCATGGCTGCTTTGTAAGCACCGGCTTTCGTATGATTTGCAGGGCTGTGGATGCCACACGACGGAGCATTACATTGATACCAGTACATTTTCTCCTCGTCCGCGAACAGTCCGAAGAGCACGTCCTCGCTGTCCTCTAAGCGCATCTTCGCGCCGCAGTACGGACAGCGCGGAGCTTGTTTCTTTTCATTATTCATCCTTTTCATCCTCCTTCGGCGATTCCGGGCACGGCATCCAGTGCGTGATTTTCACGGGCTTGTTGTCGTACATTTCGTCCAAAAACTCCTTTGTATCTGGACGAAAATACAGCGATGGATAGTCCCACCTGCTCTCTATATCAAATCCGATGACGTGCATTCCCTCTGCCGGAAGTGCCTTGTCCACGGACACCCATCCCGGCACGGATTTCAGCAGTTCCGCCGCCTCCCGGAGCGCCCGCGCATCATCCGCGAAGATGCTGTCCGCCTCGCCGTTGGCAAGGGCATCCTTGTCCCGTGCTTGGTCGAGCAGGGACGCAATGATTTCAGTCTTCGTCATTGCCCTTGTCCTCCTTATCCATCACCTGCTGGAATACATCCAGCGCCTGTCCGTGCAGATAGCAAGCATTTCGCCATGAGCAGTTCATTTCGCAGGCGATTTGCTCGAATGTCTCAAAGAGAATATAGCGCCGGAAAAGCACCGCGTAATACCTCCGGTCGGTCAGCTTGTCCAGCAGCGACGACACCTCTTTTTTCTTGTCAACCAGCTGGTCAACGTCCCAGTCGATTTCGGCTTTCAAATCCACGATTTTCGCCACGGTGTCCGCCAGACGATCCGGCGCGCCGCCGCCCCCAGACGCGCCGTCTTCCCGCAGGATGGGCGTGATGCGCGTCGCCATGTCCTGCAATCGCGCCGCGTCCGCCAGCTTGCAGGTGATCCGCTCGTCGAGCAAGCGCACCTGCGACAGATACTCTTTTGCCCGCATCGTCCGCCCCTCCTGAATCGCCCGTCAGCACCGCCAGCCGCCATTTCGCTTTTTCGGCGGCACCTTCGGCGAATTTTCGGCATTCTCCACCGTCTCCGGCGGATTCTCCGAGGCGTTCTCCGGCATATCTGACGTATTCGGCGGATTCTCTTCCGCCACGCGCTGGGCTTCGAGCAGATAGTCGTCGCCACGCTGGGAATACACCGCGTCCTTCGCTTGCCCCATGCCGTACACAGGGATGCGGCGCACCCGGCAGTCATCCACCGTCGTCGCCTTGCGCAGGGCGCGGATTGCGGCTTTCACCGCTTCCGCCTCGTCAAGGAGCAGCGGCAAGCGGTGGAGCAGGCGCGTCAGGCCGTCCAACGCGGCACTCTTTTCCGCCAGCGTCAGCGCCGTGCAGGGGTAGAGCGGGTCGGTGCAGGGGGATTGGTTGCTCATGTTGCTTGTCCTCCACGGTTCAGTGCTGCTTCCAGCCGATTGGCGATTTCCATCGCCGCGTCACGGAAGCGCACGTTGTAGCTCTTCGGAACGTAATACGGGCAATCCGGGCAGCGCTGATGCTCGCGGCAGACCGCGTTCGCACTGCCCATGCACCGGAAGTAGCGAATCAGCTGCTCCGTTGTCATGTCGCTTGCTTGCATCAGCCGTCCGCCCCTTCCTCGCTGGCATCCGGCATCTGCTGATGGCGGCGGCGCATCTGTGCCAGACCCTGCTGCGCTTTTTCGCGGTCGCCGGGCTGTCTGCCCTCCACCACGTCGCGCAGATAGGCGTATTCGCCCACCTCGTCCGCCGTCCGAACGCCCGCATAGTGCCAGTCTTGCAGGAGCGTCAGCACATACGCCATCGGGGACTTCGCGCCCGTCGCGGCGGCGCACCGGACGGCTTCACGCAGCACTGTCAGCGGCATTTGCAGCACATCCGCCGCGGTGGAGAGCCGCTGCACCTGCGCCGGGGCGGGAATCGCACCGAAATCAGACCGCCAGATGGCGGCAATCTGCTTATCGCGCGCGTGCCCGCCCGTACACGCGCGTTCCGCTTCGGTGTATTCCTCATCCTCTTCTTCTGGGTAACCCGTTTTCCCTGTTTGGTATTCTATTTCCGTATAGTTTGGTACTATGTTACCGTTGTTACCCCCTATGTTATTATCGTAGTTACTCCCCATGTTATTATTGTAGTTACTCCGATTTTCGCAGTAACTTTGCATTTTCCCCGCTTTGCCGGGGGAATCGGGCGGAAATTCAGGGGAGAAGAAATTGATTTTGTAGGCGGGGGCGCGTTTGTTCCTGCTGCCGGGGATGAAGTCAATTAAGCCGCGCTGCTTGAGGCTGTTCCGCGCCATGATGACGGCGCCCAGTTGCATGGGGCAGAGCGCGAGAAGCCGGTCATTCGCAATGCGGATGAACCCCTCCGGCCAGATGCTCCCTTGTGCGCGTCCGTTGATGATGTGCATCAGCGCATACCACACAAGGCGTTCTCCGGACGAAAGTCCTTCATCAGACGCATATTCGATGAACCGCATATGTTCCCGCACATAGTTGACAATCGGCATGGTGCTGCCCCCTTATTCTTCGCCGCCGGGCTTATCGGGGATGACGGCAAGGCTGCCATCGAGGCTGTAGCGCAGTACGTTGCACGTTTCTCCGTGGCGGTTTGTGACCTTCGCCCAGTCCCGCCGGATGGGGACACCCGCCTTCTTCAGCTCGCTGATGCGGCTTGCAAGGCGCAGGATGCCGAGGTCAAGCATCGCGTCCAGCGTGGTGATTGACCCGTAGCGGCGCATGTAGTCCAGAATCCGGTCAACCTGCTTGGGGCGCTCGTTCCGGCTGCTCATTTTCCGTCTCCTCCCGCTTCCGCGCGGTCGCCTCGTCCTTGAAGACGCAGGCATGAAATCCACAGCTCTTGCACCGAATCCACAGCGCGTCCTCGCGCACATACGGGTTCTCCATGATGGCGGGCATACTGCACAGCGGGCAGAGCGCCAGCTTGGAGCGGTCAATGGTCGTCAGCATCGTTTACGCCTCCACTTCCTGAATGCGGATGCCGTAGCGGAACAGCATCAGCTTGCGGCGGATGAGGTACTCCTTCGTGCGGAAGCCCTTCACGTCCTCCACGACGGTGCGCCCGTCCGCGTCGGTATAGACGAAATCGGCGACATAGAAGCACGCGCGTTCAAGGACATTCCCGTCCTCGTCCCGCTGAGCGGGGACAAGCTCATACCGCACTTGGCGCTGCAAATCGCCGATTTCGCCCGCCTGCGCCATCAGGCAGAGTTCACGCCAGCGGCGGTATTCCGCTTGACTATCGAACGTCATGCCATTGATGACGACTTTCTCGTTGCCGTACTTGCGCTGCGTGTCTTGGAGCGACAGCGCCTCAGCGAGCGTCACGGGCGACATTTCCGTCGCCCGGATGGCTTCTTTTGCCTTAGAGGGGTACTTCAACGCCTGTCACCTCCTCCAGCGATTCCGGGAAATCGCGGTCGTCGTCCGGTTCTTCCTGCTTCTTGCGGGGCGCGTCGCAGAACTCCTGCTGGCTGACGATGACCTCCACCATCGTCTGCGGCACACCGTCCTTCTCATATTTGCTCACTTCCAGCGAACCGCGCACGGCGACGCGCTGACCCTTGCGCAGGTACTTGGCGGCGAAATCGGCACCCTTGCCGAACACCTTGCAGCGCACGAAGTCGACGATTTGCTGTTCGCCCGACAGGCGGCGCGGGATGGCAAGGGTGTACCGGGCGACGGACGTGCCGCTGCCGCTGGCCACGCCGACGATGGGGTCAGCGGTCAGGCGGCCGATACCGAAGAATACGTTCATGGGGAAACCTCCTCCAAAATATTATTGCGTTACTTGTTTTTCGGAATGAGCGATAGCGCAAGCACCGTCGCGCAAATCAGCAGGGTAATCAGAACGCTGTCAGACATATCCTCCACCTCCTCACAGCACGCGCAGGGCGCCGTCCATCAGCTCATAGAGCCGCCCCAGCACCTCGAAGCGGATGTAGTGGATGTTGCCCTCGCCACGGGGCGCGCCGTCAGGGGTGCGCACGGAGAATGTGTGCACCAGCACCGGGCGGCGGTCGTAGTTGGTAACGCCGTCCTCGCAGCGGATGTCGCCGTGGCGGTTGCGTTCCAGCGGCTTCTCCGTCGTCACGATGGTGATGCGCTCCCGCTGGAAGCCGCACCACGACGCGACCAGATCCGCCGCCTCGATTTCGTCCAGCCGCCGCGCCATGCCGCACGCGCAAGTGTCCGCATAGGTGCTGTATTCGCGGTTGGTGATGCCGGGGAAGTACGTTTCCCACTCCTGCTCGTGCTCCAAACGCTTCTCCAGCGCCTTGGCACGCTCACGGTAGAAGCTGCTCTTGTCAGCCATCAGGCATCCTCCTTCCGCCGGAACAGGCGGGCGAAAATGCCCTGCTTGTGTTTGTCGCTCTCATCAAGCGCATCACGAATCGCGCCACGAATCGCATCGCGGAAGTCAGTCGCCAGCAGTGCGCGGGCAAGCCGCTTCGCGTCGCCGTTAATCATCAGCTTACCGCGAATAATCTTCCCGTCGTCCTGCGAATGCGTCAGCGCCAGCACGAGCACCTCGTCCGCGTAGGCGCTTTCCTGCGCGGAGTCGGTGGAATCCGGGTCGTGCGTCTGGAGCACGACACAGTAGGGGTGGTCAGCAAAGCCCATCAGAAATTCCTCCTTCTCATCTCGGAGGCTGCCCCCGCACGGCACATCATGGCAGTCATGCCGGGGGTGACGGGAGACGGCTGCTGCGCCATGGCAGCGTGAATCTCCCGGCGCTTCTGGCGCGATGCCGTGCGGCAGTCCAGGGAAACCAGCAGTTCGGTGAGGGCGTGGATTGCCGCCGGGATGCCAATCAGCGTGGCAAATGCGGCGAGAAGTGCCATCTCGAAACTCATGGGGGAAGCCTCCTTGTCGTTTACTCGTTATCGTCATCGTTATCGTCGTCGTCCGGGAAATCGTCGTCGGGGTGGAGAACGTGCGATTCTTCAATCAAGTCCACGTCGCCGTCGGGCGTGGTCATCTCGAAGCACTTCTCGACTGCAAAGTTCTGCTCGTCCACGCGCAGGACGTAGCCGGCGTGCAGGGCGAAATCGTGGGCGCGCTCCTCGGTGTCGAAGAGCATCGCCTTGTCGAGGTCAGCAGTCAGGTCAATGCCGCCCTGGGACAGGCGGGTGAAGTACAGGCACAGGACGTCCGCGACGCGGATCTGGACGACGTAGCCGATGGGGGTCAGGGTCATTGCGTCACACCTCCACCCCGTCGGGGCCGTACTCGTCCGGGTCATACAGCCCGGTGTCCTCCAGCTGGTCGAGCATATCGTCGAGCGTGGACATGTCCTCGCGCAGCTTGCGGTAGACCGCCATGGCAACGTAGCTGTTCGGCTGCTCCGGCAGACTTTCCAGCGCCGCGTGCATCTGCGCGTACAGCTGGATGTAGACGTGCCGCGCGCCGAGGTGGCTCATCAGCTTGCCCATGTGTTCGCCCGGGGAGTACATCTCTTCCAGGTACGCCAGCTGACGTGCGCGCCACGTCGTGATGGTCATCTTCTCGCCAATGGTCATGGGGGAAACCTCCTTTTTTGTAGTTCCCACTAAGGGAGTGTAAACTGCCAATCACTGCTGCCCCTGAACGTACTGCGCAAACTTCTTGGCGAAGATGCCGGATACGTCAGTCATGAGCTGTTCTTCGCCTGCGCTGAACAGCTTGTCTTGCGACTCGTCCGGTGCGGCTTCGACGATGATATAGAGCGGCTGCGTGGGCAGAAATGAGCCGTCCGGCGCACGAAGCGCCGTCTGCCCGATTTGCACAAGCCGCTCGGTGGGTTTTAGGTCGCGGGACATGATGTCGCCTCCTTACTGCATTCTTGGTGCTTTTGAACCTCACTCTCTGTGCCCCTACTATTTGGGGCAGAACACATTTCCCAGCCGCCGCATCTTCTTGACGATGGCGTTCTCTTTCAGCGCCACGTCGCGCGGAAGCTCCTTGCCTTGATACGGCGAGACCAGCGCAACGAGTTCTTCCAGCAGTTTTCTGTACTGCGCCATTGCTGCATCTTCCTTCTGCCATTTTTTCTTCTGCCGCTTGTCCGCAATGTCCTGCAACGCCCACTTCAGCCTGCATTCGTCAATGGCGGCGGCGTTGATGCAGTAAATCAGCTCATCCTTCGTCAGGTCTTTCAGGCTGCGGATGCCGACTTCCGGACAAAGCGCGAGCTTGCCGGTCTGCTTTTTGGGTGACATATGGAGCATCTCCTCAAATTACGGTTAAACCGTATTCTTGGGCAAAAAAATAATAGAATCATACGGAATGCCGGTTGCTTTGCTGATTAACATCGCCTGCGAAACAGTAGGCTCAGTGCGCCCTTTTTCCCAGTTAGAAACCGTGCTTTCAGATACTCCACAATATTCCGCGAGCTTTTTCTGCGTTATGTTCGCAATCTTGCGCGCTACGGGTAAAGTAACTTTTGCAATCACGTTGTTCACCTCCTCTCTCAAGAGTACGGTTAAACCGTAACTGTATTCTACAACAGTTCTGCCGCTGTGTCAATAGGTTAAACCGTAATATTTTCTTGTTTCTCTTGACTTTTTTACGGTTTACCCATATAATGTTCGCGAAGGAGGTGATACATAGTGCCAGCAGATGACAGTAAGCAAATCATGGCGCAGAATATCAAACGGTATATGGACAAAAAAGGTGTGACCAATCAGCAGCTCTGCAATGCTCTGGGGTTTAAGTATACGACATTTATGGATTGGATAAAAGGCGTTACTTATCCGCGCATCGGAAAAATCGAAGCAATGGCGAATTACTTCGGGTGTGAAAAATCCGACCTGATTGAAGATAAATCAGAGAAAGAAAAGCCCGCCGACGATGACGGACTTTCCGAAAGTGTCAAGGCGTTGATTGAGATTGTAAAGACTCTTTCTGATGAGGACGCCGCGTTGCTTCTTGCCGCGCTAAAAGCCAAGCAGAAGCAATAGCTAATGCTTCCTTTGCTTGTTCGGCAGATAGACTTTGGATGTACGCCATTAGTTCTTCTTTGTGGTTCATGCTGCTGCTCCTTTCAAATGCGCGCTGTAATGTGACCGTTGCGTTGAACATGCACATATTGATATAGTAGCATCAGATAAAGTGAGTTGGCAATAGGAGGTGATGATTATGGACTTGAAACAGCGCCGTCAAGAACTTGGGCTGACGCTGGAAGAGGTCGGCGAAGCCTGCGGTGTTGGAAAATCCACCGTCCGCAAGTGGGAGACAGGTGCTATCAAGAATATGCGCCGTGATAAGGTGCTCTTGCTCGCGAAAAAACTGCAAGTAGACCCGATGCTCATCATTGATGGCGTAGACGCACCCGCCGCGCCGTCCTCCGATGAGGATGAAGATGTCGAGATGTCTGCCAGCAATGCAGGTGATGGCATGAATCAGCGCCTGAAAGAACTCCGCAAAACTCTCGGCTTGAGCCAGCAAGAGTTCAGCGAACGCATCAATGTGGCACAATCCACCTACGCCCAAATCTGCAACACGTTTAGTGTTTCAGAAAAGTGGCTTCGCACTGGTGAGGGTGAAATGCTGGTTAAGGAATCTGATTCCTTGGTTGACCAGCTTTGCTATAAGTATGGTTTTGATAGCATTTCGCGCACATTGCTGGAAGTTTTTCTTGAACTGCCGGATGAACAGCGAAAAACTATCATGGATATAGCCCGAAGATTGACCGACCATGCTAATCAGCAGGAAGCGGAGGAAGAGAAGGAAGAAACCGGTTTCCCCGGTCGCCTCGCCGCGGCGGATATAAAAAAGCCCCCACGCGGAATGCGTGAGGGGGGAAAAATACAGCAATAGGGGGTATTCCATTATGGCACGTCGCCGTCATTATTTTCATCATCGCCGCCGTGGCTTCTCGTGGAAGCGCGCGCTGGGCATCACGTCCGCGAAGCAGCGTTTCGCCCGCTGGACAGGTGTCCCGACGACTCGTAGTGGGCGGCGGGCAAAAATGAAACGCATGACCGGGTGCAGCGGGTGTCTGGTCGAGGTGCTGGGCGTTGCGGCGCTCGTGGTCGGCGTGCTGGTGCTTCTATTGTAAGTCAGTTGACAAAAGTGCAGAAAATCTGAAAAGCAGTTGCGGCACGGCGTGTCAACCAGATTACCACCGCCGCGTTTTTTTGTAAACCAAAAGTCTTGTCTTTGCGCTCGGCACTTTCTTCCCGCGCGCCATCCACACACCTGATTCCAGCGGGCTTCAACCGCTGTACCTGCATCATAGCCGCAAGACTTTCTCCACAGGTTATCCGTATATGATGCTCCTGAAAGGAGAATGCACATGAACGCTGTCATTTACGCGCGCTATTCAAGCCACAATCAGACAGAGCAGTCCATCGAGGGGCAGCTGCGCGACTGCTATGAATATGCGAAGCGCAACGATTTGGCCATCATCGGTGAATACATCGACCGTGCCATTTCCGGCAAGACGGATGAACGCCCCGATTTTCAGCGTATGATAAAAGACGCATCGAAGCGCCAATTTGAACGCATACTCGTTTGGAAGCTCGACCGTTTCGCTCGCAACCGCTATGACAGCGCCACCTACAAGCACAAGCTTAAACAGTACGGTGTCAAGGTCATTTCGGCTATGGAAAACGTGGGCGAGGGCGACGAAAGTGTGCTGCTCGAAGCACTGCTTGAAGCATCGGCGGAATACTATTCGCTTGACTTGAAGAAGAAAATCGCCCGCGGAATGCGCGAAAGTGCCTTGCGCGGCAAATTCGTCGGCGGAACACTGCCGTGGTGGTGCCGCGTCGATGATGAACAGAAGCTGACCGTCATCGACGAGCGCGCCGCCATCGTTAGGGAAGCCTTCATTCGCTACGACAGCGGCGAAGGGTCAAAGTCTATCGTCAGCGACTTTGCCAAGCGCGGCCTGCGAAGCAATCGCGGCGTACCTGTCACGTTAAGCTGGCTCTTGTCCATCCTGAAAAACCGAAAAACAATTGGCGAATACACCTATAACGGCATCGAGATTCCGGGCGGACTGCCTGCCGTCGTGGACAAACCGCTATTTGGCCGCGTACAGGATCGCATTGCTCGCAATCGACGCACAGGAGGCGGAGAAGCCCGCGCAAAAACGGAGTATTTACTGCAAGGCAAGCTGTTCTGCGGTCTGTGCGGCAGCCCCATAACAGCTGAATGCGGGCAGAATCACAAAGGTGTCGTTTACAATTACTATGCCTGCTCCCTGAAAAAGAAAAAGCACCAATGCAAGAAAGCCAATGAGCGAAAAGACTTTCTTGAATGGTACGTTGTCGAGCAGACGCTTGATTATGTGCTGACCCCTGCGCGAACGGAGTACATTGCAAGCGCCATTGTAGCCGAATACGAGCGGGAATTTGATAAATCAGGCATCCGAGTGCTTGAGCAGAAGATTGCCCTGACCGAGGGCGAAATTCAGAAAACGATGGACTTGTGCATTCAAGCGACAACCGATGCAATGCGCGACCGCTTCATGAAGCGCTGCGAAGAACTCGACGCAAAAAAGGCTGACATGGAAATCGACCTTTCAAAACTGCGCGTCGCCGCGTCCATCGTCTACACAAAGGACGAAGTCTGCGCGTGGCTGCGCCAATTCTGCACAGGGGATTGCTTTGACCCAGCGTTCCGCCGCCGCATCATTGATGTGTTCATCAATACCGTGTATCTGTACGATGAGAAACTGATTATCTATTACAATCTTCGTGACAGCCGCCAAGTATCTTATATTGAAGCCATCGGCGCAAGCAGCGAGATTGAAAACCTGCTTCCTGTTCCGGATAATAAAAAATCAGCAGCCGAATGTTCGACTGCTGATGGAGATGGTGGAGCATAGGAGATTCGAACTCCTGACCTCGACAATGCGAATGTCGCGCGCTACCAACTGTGCTAATGCCCCAAGCGCTTATTCTCTTTGTGTCAGGCGGTGAAGCGCTGAGCACAGAAAGTATTATAGCATAGTTCTCGGAAAAATGCAAGGGGTTTTTTGAAATTTTTTCGGGAAAATTGCAAACTTTTTTCAGGCGGCATTTGGGGCAGATTTCAGAATGCACGTTCGCTTATTTTGCGCGAAAAACTGCTTTTCTGCCCGGCGACTCTTGTGCATGTGCGCCAATTATGGTATAATGCCCATGATGAAGCAAACGGAGGAGAGAACGGATGGATGCAGAAATGCTGCGGAATGTGCTGACGATGCTGGGCACGGTGCTGGGCGCGATTTTGGTGCTGATGCTGGTGGCGAAAATCACGAGCATGGTGCATGTGGAGGCGGACGATGCGCGCGCGCCGATTGACAGCATGGAAGCGAGCGTCGTCGGCAAGCGCACGCTGGTGACGCAGGAGGACGGCGCGCCGAAAACCATCTACTATATGACCTTCCAGAAGGTGAACGGAATGCGGATGGAGCTGGAAGTGCCGGGCGAGGACTACGGCTTGGCGGCGGAAGGCGATCAGGGCGTGCTGGTCGCGCGCGGGGAAGAATTTATCGTCTTTAAGCGAATGATTTGA